ATTGCTTCTTGTATTCTAAATTATATTTAGATGCTTTACGCTTTACTTTACCTGCTGCTCTCTTTACAGATTTACCGACACGCCTGGCAGCACCTCTAACTAATGGCCTGCAAGCTCTTTCAGCAAATGCTGCAGCCAGGATAGGATCAACTCCTTTCTCTTCAAGTGCTTTTTGGGCCAATCCACATAGAGCATTCGCTGCTGAATCGGTTAGTGCTTCCATCTAGAAGCCTCAGTTGTCAGCGGCCGTTGATTGAATCGCTACTGCCATCCAGTCTTTAGTAGATAGTTTGACTACTCGGCAACGTATCCGAACAGTGCCATAAAGAGAACCGGTGCCGATAACATTCCCATCATTCCCACAAGTAAAGTAAAGTTGGTCATTAACCACAATGAACATATCACTTAGACCGGAAGGACCGAAGTTATCCGGATACAAATCGGTTACACGATTCACGCTCCAGGTTGGACTAATATATATGGCACCACTGGCAACTAAAGATTGGTTGTCGGCTCTAACTAATGCTTGACCGGGATTAAGATCTGTAAGTTGTGAACTCAATCCACCACTTGCAGAGCCTCCAAAGTAAGCTGACATCTCGTTTCCATAATCAGAGGCTCTCTGCCAGATGAAATCTACTTGGTCAATTGCGATTGCCTGGCCAGTTGGTACATTAACATAAGCCGATAAATCGATGGTCCCTGTTACTCTGCTTCCGTTTGCTAGTCCTGCCCCTAAAGTTACTGTCTCAGTTAGGTAGAAACTGCCTGTCTTTGCTGTTGCCATGTCTTTTCCGGTATCCGGGGTAGTTAATGAGTATATCCCCGTTATCCGCCCTTATCTTTGTGAGCGAAGCGAACCCATGTGTCTCCCTACCCACCCCCACCCACCCTACCAATGACAACAACAACCTAATGAAGTTGCCTTTTTTTTATTTGCCAATAATAACATTTAATAACAAAAATCCCTAGGGACACTTATGCCAGTAGTAAGTGTGAGCCTAAGTGATGTCGGATATGAGGGATACAAAGAACTCCCAAAGGGGCGCAGAAGCCGTATGATAGACCGTATGCTGCGTGATTATGCCTTAGACCATCATCACATGCCAACCAGTATGGGCCGGAAGTCTGTACGCGAGATAGGAGAGATGCAAGTAAACCTCAAAGCAATGATTGCAAGTCTCCAAAAAGAGAATAAGAAACTAAAGGAGGCTAGACAATGAAAGGCTGTATTGATTGTGGGGATAAGATGACTAAAGACTGGCGAGAGATGATTGGGTTTATCCAAGGTCGCTGTGATTCTTGTCATGATGATTGGTTAGATGAGTTTGGCGTTTTGGAAGGGTGGTTAACATGAAGAAGTTTGAAGGATGGAGAACTGACGAGTTACAGTTTGTAGCTACACTTATCGCAGGGCGAGATATGGACCCATTCGTTGGCGTAGGTATTGCTAAAGAGAATGACTTGTATGATGAACTAATCAGAGAGATTAGAAACCGTAGAGTCAAAGAAGAGCTATTCCAAATGAAACTTAAAACCGAAGTTTCCCCTGAAGAGGAATAGAACTAGTAATTGCATTGGCTTTTATTTGAGTCCATGTACCCTCAAGATGTTCTTTGTAGAATCTAGTTTCATCTAATCCCCATCCCTCTATCTTATGTTCTGGATCAACAAAGGTCAGAATTGTAGCCATTGCAAGAGTACCATAAACAAACTCTTTGCTGAATGCCGATAGGAAACCACCCTGGTATAATCCTGCACTCATCCCTACGCGTGCCTGGCCCCCTTGCATTACAACATTAAAACCAATTACACCCACTCCTCCAGTGAAGGCTTCGGGGACGCCAGTGTAATGAGCCCATGCGTTGTAGACTTCATTCTGAGAAAGATCATGGGGTTGACTAATGGGGACTAAACCAAGGCTAGCCATTCAACTACGTTCCTGAGTGTAAGCGCGACGGAGCCTTTCGATGTAGATTAAATCCTTTTCATGACCAGTTACTCCACCGATTAGATAATTACACGCACCCAGATTAAATGCTTCTGTTTCCCCTGATGCACCGTTCCAAGTAACAATGCGAGTGCAATGCATCCTCTCACTAGCAGTAGGGTTTCCTGTGCCAAAAGTATCGCCACCTATTGGCAACCCCACTAAATTAGTTGCAGAATAAGGAGTTAGTGAAACCCATTCACCATAAATTACTTCTTGAATATCCAGATTGTTTCCATCGGAAGGACCACCAAGAAAACTATTCTTGAAATTATTGGGATATAATTCGTTGGTTCTGATTCTCCGTGTAGTTACTAGATCAACAACATTCAACCACTGCACTCCTGCGGTCATAATTGGCTGTTGTGCTTTTTGAATATCCACAGTTTGACTAAAGAAAGTTAAGTCATCTTGAGTATAACCGGCCAAATCAATATAACCCCTCCAAACCCAGATGATCCCACCACCATCATAATTAATTTGTTCCCAACCTTCACCATTAACTGTAGAGGTTTGGGAAACCGTGTCAATCGCTCCCACTTGAACTGCGGGGATTTGCTTAATCAATTGTCTAGCTTGCATATCGGTTGCCATTACTTCATCACCTTCTTTGTAGCCCTATGTGCTTTCTTGGCTAATGCTGAAAAAGAGGTGCGTGGGTGCTTCTTCTTGAGTTTAGCATATTGCTTCTTGTATTCTAAATTATATTTAGATGCTTTACGCTTTACTTTACCTGCTGCTCTCTTTACAGATTTACCGACACGCCTGGCAGCACCTCTAACTAATGGCCTGCAAG